TGATGGAAAATCTGTTGTTGGTCCCTGAATCTTTTTTAACCAAAAAGAATTAAAATAATTTACTCCTATTGTATATGCCATAATATATATTATTACTCGTTAAAAACTTAAATTACACTAACTCTTAGCACAACAGAACACGTAGCAGTTAATCCACCACCATCTGTAACTCTTACATTTACAGTAGCAACTTCAACTGTAGTACCTTGTTCAGAAGAAGCACTTCCTACGTTTAAAAAAGCCTGCCTATTGTTAGAAGATAAAGTTAAAAAAAGTGTAGAACCTAATACCCCGTTTCCAGATATTGTAACTACAGATTCAATGTCATAGGTTATATCTTGATATTTTAAACTATTCCCAAGAATATCAGTACTTCCGTTTTTAGCGAAATATGTTATAACATCATTATTTCCAAAAACTGTATCTATATCATAAGTACCACACCCGGTACCGCTATTAATACTAGTACCAGCTTGAGACGTATTTACGCTTTCAATTCCAATTACTGGAACCACGTTTGTTAAGCTTGTTGTTGGGTTTCCTGAAAATGTTGCCATTTATATTTATTTTTTTATTTTATTATGCTGCTGGAGCTGTTCCAAATATAACATCTCTAGTTACTAAAGATCCATCAATAGCATAGTTATTGCTAGGTGCGACTACTCTTAATGTTATAGTATAATCATCAATAACTTGAGAGTTGCTTAAATAAGCTCTATATGCTTTATTTTTTATTTGATAATAATAAAGAATATTAGAACCAATAGATAGTGACAATTCTGTTAATTCAAAACCGCTGGTAATATTATTAGGTGTTGACGAAGAATCAAAAACAGATATTAAAGTAACTCTAGGAGCTAACAACCCTCCATTAAACATGGTTATAGGATTTCCATTATAATCGGTAGGTATAAAGCCAGGTAGACTTCCAGTAATTGTAGTATTACCAGGCGTTAGATTTGTGTCTAATTGAGCACTTTCTAAATATACCCAATTTAAAGTTTGTGTTTTTTGTGCGGTATTGTTTACAAAAATTAAATCACTAAAACCTTCTGGAGTCGTAGTGTCATTAGCTATTATAGTAGCATTCAAGTCTGATATAAGACCTGCAGTAGTAGTTTCCCAATATATATCTAATTTAGACTCTAATGGGTTAGTCTCAAACACACTAAAAATAGACGTGCCAATATTTCTGGCATTTGGAAATCTTAATGCTCGCTCTTGTGCTGTTCCTATTTCTCTTTTATAAACTCTAACAGGAAACTGACAATTTCCATCTCCCGCAGCCTCTATAGTGGCAATAGCTTCCATATTTACGCTACTACCTATACTGCTAAATGTTGCTTTTTCCCAATCCTTACCTCGATTTGTTAATACTACATTATTAACAATGCCGTTGTCACTAAATACAGGGCTAGAAGGTGTGCCACTTATCGTTCCTGTTTTAAAATCTACTTGAAGAAATCTATTTTTAAATTCAGTTACATCTGAATTAGTAGCAACATCTTCATTAAAAACAATCGGAACTCCTTTTGCATCTGGGGGATAGTTAGTTCCACCAAGAAGAGTAGGAGAGGCTTGTCCAAAAGGCATTTCCACGCTATAAACTGCAGCGTCTTGAGATGGTCCACGTAATCCAAAACCTTTTACTTCAGATTCATTTTCAGCTGAATATAAATTCATTTTCGCAATAAAAGGATTATTTTCAAAGCCATAAAAAACTGGAGCTGTATTAAAAGGATATCCAATAAGTGAAGCTGGGTCGTATAATCCTAATTCACTACCTGTTCCAATAGCAGAAACTACTTCTGATTTTTCACCTGGATAGTATTGACCAGAAAGCTGAGATTTTTCTCCTGTGGCGGAGTTTGGGACTGAATATGGACGGTTTAACACTCTAGTAAAAAGTTCAACAGCTGCATTATTAACTTGACTACCACTATCTAAGTCTCTTAATCTATCTCTAGTTTTTAATAAGTTTTCGCCTTCTTCTGTATATGGATCAGCTGTAAATTTAACACCATTAGTATCTGTAAATTGATAATAAGATGAATCTTCATTAAAAGATGGTCTTGCTGTTCTAAAAATATTTTGATTAGGACCTACTAAACTAGTATCTTTTGGTATCTTATTTATATTATCAGAATTTAAAACAAAATGACAAATAGGCTCTGTTAAATTAGCTGCTAAAGGACCTGCTGTTTCCCCAGATACGTAACCGTTTAATACGCCTGGAACATATACATTATAATAATCTACTTGATTTTGTTTTACAACTACTTTGTAGCTATACCAACCAGTAGGGTTAGTTAAACTATACAGCCCTGGAGTTCCTAAGTTGCTATTAAACGCAGAACTTATAGCAGCATTGAATTGAATTTTCAATTGATCACCAGGCCAGGTGTCTCCAATAGGGTTAGGTGAAGCGTTGTAATCAGCTACAAATAAATTAGTATTAGATGGAACTACGTCGTTACCAAGATAGCTATTATAACTAAAAGAATTTTCAAGAGTTTGATCTATTCCACTACCTTCATTTACACCTTCCTTGTAAGGATTAAACACTGTTGAGCCTTTTAACAATGAAGTAAAGACTTGATCATTTATAGTTGAAAGTATTGTATCAGACTGCCTACCATATCTGTCTGATAAAACTATACCAACTTGATAATTTCTATTTTGTTTTAAACTATGGTTTTGATATTCTTTTCTAACTTGGTTTTTTTCTATAGTGCTAGGAACACCATCTGGAAAACTATTCTTAAATCCAATATAAGTATTATATTCTAAAGAAGTAGGTGGAGTATGTTTATCTACAAAATTTCCATAAATAACTCTATTTCCAATAACTTCTTGAGTAAAAGCTCTAACTGGAGTTTGATCATAAACTCTAAGCAATGCTGCAACTGGTAGTGTTTTATAAGGTTTTACAGATTGGTAATTATATTTTATTTTCTTACTAACAACATTCACTATTTGATTAAACTCTAAAGTATCAACAACTTTTAAAGTGCTTTGAGAGTCGTCTTTATATATTATATCAATAGAGTTTATTTTAAAAGCAGTAGCTGCTCCATTCCAGTCTGGCAAACCAGCTGGAGGAGGTATCATTAAATCTATATCATTAATTTTATTTTCAAAAAAATCTACCTCTGTACTTTTCATTGTTCTATCTAAATCAGTAACTAGAGGAGACGCATTTAATGTTCCACTACTACCAAATACAATAGCGGTAACAGGAGTGTATTGTAAAAAATAACCATCTTGCTTAGGCACAAAACAAGCTTGAGTAAAAGGAGAAATTAAAGAATATTCTCCATCATCGTATTTAAATCTATAAGCAAACCTAACAAACTTATCTTTTAAGTAATCTCTATCACCTGGCCAATTAGGGTTGTAATCAGGGTTTCTATTTGTAATTATTTCATCTCCAATGCTAATTTGATTAAACGCATTTGTAGGGGTGAGTTGGTATCTGTTTGGATATGGCGGTAATCCGCTTATAATAAGAGCATCTGCACTGATTTTTGTTGATTGATTTATGCTAGCTGATGTAACTGTTTGTCCATTTTTAGGAGGAAGACCTTTTACTTTTCCTATACCAAAATAACCTCCAGCCGTTGCGTCTTTACTAGTCACTTCACATTTTCCACCGCCTGGTAAAAATTCACTAACCACATCTTTCATTGTTGATACAACACCAACCTCTAGCGTAATTGCGGCAACTCCACCAGCGTTATTTGAATTAACAATATTAACTACATCACCATTTTCGTAATTATTTCCTGGATTGTTTATATATGTAAAAGTAACACCATTAACATTGTTTACATCTACTGTCAGTCCAGATCCCAAACCAGACGGGTTGGTATTTGTTGTGGCAACATTAATCTGTGGTGTAGCATAGCCAGATCCATTGTTATATGGTGTAAATCCTACTACTCTTTCATCTGTTAAGTGTATAGGTTCAAATGGATAATATTTGGCTAAAGATATTTGATCTTCACTAGTATACGCTAATCCATTTATAGCTGAGTCTACATTTATTTTTCTTGGTTGATTTCTATTATCTGTAAAATATAAATTAGAATTAATTAAATTAACACCATATACAGGTGAACATTTGGAAAAATTTAAAAAATTACCAGAAACTAATGTGTTAACATCGTTAGTATCTGTATTGAAAACAGATATTAAACATTGAGCAGCTGCAGGAGCAAAGTTAGATAATCTATCTGAAGAAGTATCAACATAATTGGTCATAAATACAAATATTCTATTTGTGTTTACATCCATGAAAAAACCTATTATTTCTATTGTCTTAACAGCAGGGTCTGAACTTGACTCTAAACCAAACTGCGTTAGCAGTACATTGCCTAATATGTTTTCTAAAGCTCCAACATCCGGACCTTCTGATTTACTAACAGAAACATTTAATGCATCCCTGTATTCACCAGGTGGTACTAATCTTGAGTCTAAATCTTTATTCATTTTAGACTTAATAAAGTTGTTTCTTGCTTGTGCCATTTACTTAACTTTTAATCCATTTAGACTTACCTCTCATAACTTGAACAATTTCTTGTAGTTTTATATTTGATAGTCTTATTTTAGCATTTCTAAGAGCTGCTCTTTTTTGAAGTTTGTATCTATTTATTATATATTCAGGGATTCCAATTTTAGAAGAAAGTATAGCATGCAGCATATACATGTACATTGCTTCTTCTGCCATTTTAGGAACTTTCATGTCTTCGTCTGCAGATAATCCATCAGATATATAATTAAAAATAATTAATTGATTAGCTAAATTACTGCTAAACATTACTGTACCTTCTCTTTCATTGAAATTAAACCAACCGTTAGACTGAGAAGTTTGAGGCTCTAAACCGTATCTCTGCCCTAGAGACACTTTCTCCCAACCCCAATCATAAATACCATCATTAAACATTTGATCTGTATAAGCTCCTGATATTTTGTAGTCTGCTGTATTACCCCATCTTTCGTTAGTGATAGAAGTTCCTTCAAGATTGTCAGCTGCATCATCTTGTGTTGGTATTCCAGAGCCATCTTGTACTGGTACTTGTTGAGGGCTTTGATGAAGTGAATTACTTGGATATATTGGATGCTGAACCCCTGCATTATCTATTCTAAAAAAACTAACGTAATTTACATAATCTTGAGGTATTAATAAAGATAAACTGCTAGGCACTGTTAATTCTTGAGATCTAGTACTTTTTAAAGTGTCGTAACTAAACTCTTGCAAACTTCTTTTAGCATGAAATATTATATCAGCTCTATTAACTCTATTTATAAGCTTGCCATCTCCTACATAAGCCATTTTAAAATTATTTATAATGTTTCTAATGCTAACATATTGATAAGTATCATGGTTATTCCATTTACCAGCTTTTATATCTTTTAGTAGTATTTTTACAACGTCATTCAAAGTGGATCCAGTACCTAAAGTTATGGTATTTGTAGAGGATACTTGATATTTACCCGCACCAGAGCCTTGATCTATTTTTACATTATTTATATATACTTCAAAATTTGACATACTAACACCATCAATAAAAGGTATTAAATTAACTCCATAAGCGCTGTTGCTTCTGTCTGCACCACCTGTCCAAGCGAATTGCGTTTGAGCAGCTATTGCCACAAAAACTTGTTGACTTGCATAATATTGTTCGTTTGATTGAGTTAGTAATCCCATTTTTTATCTTTTTGTATTTACTTCTTCTTGTTGTAATTCTTGAGAAGCCATTTGAATTATACTTGGATCTCTTATTATTATTCCTGAATATTTTAATATTTCTAAAATAACTTCTGTTTGTTGAGTATCACTAATCTCAAAATTTTGAGAAGTTCCAGGAACGTATACATATTGGCCTAAGCTACCTACACTATATCCCCAGACAGGATTAGCAGGTTTTCTAATGTAATTAAATGTCACATCGGAATTTGTGTATGTGCTTGTAACTGGTGGAAATACAGTTATTTTATCTTGCTTATACTTAGCTATAGGAAAGTCTGATGTAGGAGTTGTTAGTGGTGATAGAGTTTGTTCAGTGTAATCTCTATCACTAACTATTTCTATTTCTGGAGAATTAAAACCTTTATTATAGTTTACTGAACCAAATCTGTGTAAATCTACTGGTTGTGAGTAAGTATTAGTTGTATGAGAAGAGGCACTATTATTTGTTTGAAAAACTTGAAATTCGTTTCTTATATGTTCTATTCTTGAAGCAAATTCTACGTTGGTTCTTGGCATACGTAAATACTGATTATAGTCTTCAAAAAACTTTTCAAATAGTTCTAATTGAACTTGAGTAGCCAATTGATCAAACTCAAAAGGAGTTATGTATCCTCGCTGCTCTTTGTTTAATATGCTTAATACCGTTGTATATACCGTGTTTACGTTTATTGCCATTTTAATTTTTTTAAAAAAAAAGGGTGGCGTTAACCACCCTTACTTATAATCACTTGTTATTTAAGTTTTTTATCTATAGACTTATATACTTCAAGTCCTTCATCTGTTTTAAACCACGCAGCCATTGCTGAATAAGGGTTTTCATCAAAAGGAGTTACCATTAGTTTTTTACCATTACTAGCCCAAGTAAAAGTTCTTTGATCATTAGATAATGCTATTACACCGTTTTCAGTAGCGTTTATAGCAAAGTTTCTTAATACAACATTCTCATCATTTGCTAGCTCTATAACTAAAGCTGGGTTGTGTTTAGCAAACAATAGTATATCTCTTTTTAATTCTTTGCTTGATAGATTAGAAACATTAGAACCTAGCTCTACTCTTAATATAGCTTCAGCTTGTTCTATTTCCATGTTTTTTGCTATATTTAAAGCTTCTAATTGTAAATTTAGTGCTTCTAACTCATCTACAGCTTCAACCTGTCTATCTAGTTCTGAATAAACAACCTTATTGTGAGGGTGTTTTATTAAAAACTCTTGTAGAGTTCTTTTTTCTTTAGGTACGTGTAGAACACCATTTTCAAAAACGATATGACTAAGTGTCACAGGTCCTTTTTGTTCATCAGCAAATATACTTTTTTGATTAGTAGCATATCTTAACTCTCTTTCATAACCTTTTTCTGGATCAAACCAAACTAAAGGGTATCTTTTACTGTGCTTACTAGGTATCGTATATGTTAATGGTTCTTTTTGTCCATTTAAATAGTAGTGTCTATCTTTATATTCCCAAGTATTTTTTTTAACTTCGGGAGTTTTCTTTTCTTTTGTTTCCATAATATAATATAATATAATAATTAAAAAAGATCCTACCTAAGTAGGACCTTGTTATTGTTTTGTTTTTACTTAATATAAGTACTAAGTAAGTAACTTGCTTATAGAGTTTCCATCTGCATAAGCACCACCAGAACCTTTAAAATTAGAGTCCCACATGATGGCTGGTCCAGCATTTCCACCAGCTATATTTATAGCTTCTTTAAGCCTAACTACATCGGATTCATTGAAACCACCTGTATTATAATCGATGCTAACTCGGTAACCAGAAGCGTAATCAACTTTGATGTCATCATCCCCACCAGTTGCAACTCTAATAACATTGTCAGCTGGAAGCAACATTAACATTCCCGTGTTACTTTGACCAGAACCGTATATATTCATTTTTACATATCCCATAATATTTATTTTTTAAGCTATTGCGAGGTTAGTACTTGATACTAGTGATACACTTAAAGCCTCTGGAAAAATACCTGGAGCAGAAGCTCCGTTCATTTTTTCTATAGCACGTATTATTTTTTGATCGTCTGAGTCAATTCCAGTATTAAATTTAGGTGAAGCATCAAATGTTAAAGTAATTGCTCTACCTGTAACATACTTAAAAACCATCCCATTAGCACCATTTTCACTAATTATTCCAATATCTTCTGCTGGAAGCAAATCAAACTGTCCGTTTGCTTTCGCTATTTTTACATATCCCATTTTCTTATTTTTTAAATGTTAATAAAGTGGAGAGTGTTAACCCTCCACATTTATATAATAATTAATTATACAGTTTTAAATAACACGAAGTTATTTGCTGCTTGTGTAACTAAACATCTTTCAGTTAAGAAATGTACAGACATAGAATCTGAACCGTCAGTATAAGCACCACCTACAGAACCTGTAATCCAGTTTTTATATCTTCGATCTTCAGTTTCAGAAGCTCTGTATCTTACGTGTAAGAAAGGACGTCTAATATTAGATCCTAACATTTGATCGTACACTGTAGATGTTCCAGCTGGAATCATCACACCGTCAATAGACTTAGATAAACCTCTAGTAGAAGCATCATTTAAGTATTTCCAGTCAGTTTTATAGAAGTCATAAGAACCTCTTCTAAAACCAGTAAAACCAAAGTTAAGAGCCATTTCAGCCTCATTTTCAAATAGACCATAAGAAGCAGCAGCAGTAGAAGCAAATCCACCATTCATAGCAGCAACCATGTCATCAAAATCAAGAGCAGTAGCTCTAGATAAAAATAGCATGTTTTCTTCTATAGCACCTTGCTTGTCTAATTGCTTAAGGATAGCATCAAAGTCACCCATTGCACCTGAACCAGGAGCAGCTGCGCCAGCGAAACCAGAGTATATATTACCTCTTGCTTCAATAGCATCAAATAAACCTTGTGTACCTTTTAATAAAAGACCAGAAGCAGCGTTAGGCATTGCAGGAGCGTAACCAGAAGCTACTTTCTCACCTTCAACTAAAGCCATTTCCATATAATCTTCAAATCTTAATCTAGTTTCAGACTCAGCTTTTAGATACCATAAGTATCCAGAAGTACCATCTTCAGTAGAAACTTCAATCCAACCAATTTGAGCAGCGTCAGAACCGTTTACACGATACTTGTCTCTAATTATAATTGGAGAGTTATGATACTCAGTAAATCCAGGCTCTATAGATGTCATAGTGGCATCGTCAGATCCTTTTTCAAATTCTGAACCAAATACAAATAGATTCAACGTATCAGCAGTTGTAAGAGCAGCTAAAGAAGCTGGTAAAGTAGCAGCAGCGTAAGGCACTACAACTATTTCAGCTACAGTAGCTGGAGCAATTGGTTGTGTTACACTTAGTACAATACATTTAGAAGTAAGTAAACCTGTTGCATTATCAGCTATCAAAATAGTTTGATTTGCTTTTATAGCTACAGTATTATTACCTCTACCGCTTCCAATAATTGGATTTGCTTCGTCTAATTGAATTTGAATAGTTGTTGCAGCCGCAGCTGAAACATTACATTGATTGTAAGAAACATGTAATCTATTTTGTTCAGACCAAAGTACTTGATCAGAAGTCATAGGCATTTCTGCTCCTACCATTCTCAAGAAACCAGACAAAGTCCTGTTTCCGTATCTTTCTACTTCAGCTTCGTAAAGCTCAGGTAGATATTGTTGTGCCCAGTCAGAAGTTCCATCAGCGAAATTTAAATAATTATTCTGTAACGCTTGTTTTTTCTGTGCTGGAATAAGTGAAGCTGGAAAAGCTCCTCCGGATAATCCCATAATTTATGTTTTATTTTTTAGTTTGAGTTATGTTTTTTTATTTTTAACTTTGAACTATCTACACCACTAATTGCTTTTATTTTCATTCCATTAATAAACATTTCACCAGAGCTAGTAGCTCTAACTTCGTTTGTTATATTTTTGGATTTAGCATTTAAATCTTTAATAGCATCAGTTTTACCTTGCTCATAAAAATGTTGTGCTAATTTATCAGCATTGTTTGCGGTATATAAGGCCTTGTGATAACCTTTATAATCATTGATTTCACCTTTTTTATCTAGGAACTTCCCAACAAAATTATTTAAATCAGTTTGATTTGAAGCAACATCATTTTTGTTATTTACATTATATCTAAAAGCTTTATCCCCTACTCTGTATTCAAAACCTTTGAATTCGTCTGAGAAAAGATCTTTTGTTTTATTTGCAAACGTTTCATGACGCTGTGCAATCACCTGTTGTTCGTCGTTGTATCTATTGAAAAAGTCATTAGCTTGCTTTTGTTCTTGTGATACTGAAGGCCTCAACTTGATTTCTTCGTAGTATTTATCTTTGGAACTCTGCAAAAAGCTTTTGGCTTTGGCAATTTCTTCTTTGTAAGCCAGTCTTATCTGTCTAACTGTTCTTTCGTCTGTATCTTCTTCCCAGGCAAAATTATCATCTATGAGATTATCAATATCCTCATTATCTAGATGTGGTTTACTTACACTATAATATTCTTTTAATAAATCTTCTCCTTCTAACTTGCTATAATCTTTATTTAATCTAACATAGTCTTCTACGTTTCCACCAGTTTCTTTCATGAAAGATACTAATTTCTCTACGTTTTCAGGTAAATCTATTTGTGGATTAGCTTTTATTTTTTCTTTAATATCGCTAACTATTTCTTTAGTTTTTTCTATTTCTTTTTTAACATCTTCTATTTCAACTTCTTCAATTGGTGAATCAGTTTCATTTTCTGTTTTTTCAATAATAGGCTTTTCCACTTTAACATTCTCAACTTTAGTTTCTTCAACTTTAGTCTCTTCTGTTTTAATTTCTTTTTTTGGCTCTTCTTTAGCCATGTCTACTTTAGCTACATCCTTAGATGATGGAACTAATTTTTTCATTTTTTTCTTTATTTTAAACTCACCTTGAGCTAATTCTCCGCTTGGAGTTTCTTTTATTTCTTCTGACATAATATAATATAATAATTAATATAAAATTAGCTAGGTGCAAACTGGTCTAAACCAATACCACCTAAGCCATCGTTACCTTGAGATTCGAAGTTTATAGGCGTACCATCTTCTTTTCTTTGGGATATCATTTCACTTTGTTGTGTTCCTTGTATTTTTACTCTCTTATCTTTTCTATCTTCTATTTGAGCTTCTTTTTTTGACAGAACTTGAGACTGCGCTTTAGCTAGTTGTAAATTATAGTTAAACTCTTGTTCCATCAATTGCTTCTTAATAGAAGCTTCAGTCTGTAACCTCTGAATTTCAAATTGCGACTTAGCTTGTTCTACTTGAACTTTACTACTTACTAAAGCTTCTTGCTTTTGCATTTCAGCCACAGCTATTCTTTCTGCAGTTTGAGCTTGAGCGTCTGCTTGTGCTTGTATTTGCTCTAATTGTTCTTCTTGTTTTTTAGCAGAATTATCTTGTCTAGCTTTTTTAAGTATACTATTTGCTAATTTTAAGTTATTAACGTTCCTAATATCTATAGCATCTTCTAAGTTTATACTACCTTGCTGTAATGCTGTCTGTATATTTTGTTCTAGTATAGCTTTATCATCCTCATCTGGCTCTAGTTCTATAAATATACCAAAATCATGTATATTAACTTGTGATAACTCATCTAAAGTATTAGTATTAAAATTTGATATACTATTTATTAAAGACATTCTTGTTAGTGGAAACATTAAAGAATCGTTAACTCTTAGAGATATGCTTTCACAAACTTTAAGCGTTAAGAACAAACCAGCTTGTAGTATATGTCTAGTAGCTGTATTTGAGTTGGCTGCTGCTAATTTCTGCAAACCAACAAGAGCATTTGTATCAGGATTACTACCGTCTCTAGCTTCGTTTAAGCCAGTAGTATCTCTTATCATTTGTAAATAATATTGATAAGCATTTATTAAAGCAGATATTTTTGCTCCTCCAGAAGATGATTGTAATTCTTGTATTGGAATTTTACCTCTATTAGGATCTCCGTCTTGAGTTAAACTTCTACCAACAACAGAACCTGTTTGAAAATACATATTTAAAGCTTCTGCTGGATTATAATTTGTTCCGTTACCTAAATCAACTTCTGCTAAACCGTCCATGTCTAAATAAACACCATCAGGTACCATTCTAGACATTACTTGTTGCAGTTTTAAGTGTGTTAATTGAATCATGTCAGCAAATCCAGTTATTCTACTAACTAAACTTTCTATTCTACCCTGGTACATTCTTGGAGCTACTAAGCTATAGCTTAAATTTACTTTAGTAGTGTTGGCATAGGGTCTTGTCATATTCTCAGCCATTCTCCAATCTAATAGTTGATCTAGACCTAACACCTTAGCGCCTGAATAAAGAGTCTCTATAGTTCTTGAAGCTTTTTTAAAATTATCTGTATCATCTACTTGTAAAAACGTGTCTTCTTTTTCTATAGATTTTTCTAAACCAGTTGCTGTTTTCTTTATTTTAAAAACTTGATCTATATAACTTTTCCACTCAAAGTACAATACTTGAACAGTGTTTTGATCATATCTACCGTTGAAGTTAGGAGAATAAGCGCTGTTGCCTGTATAGTTTTGAAGTTTTCTAACCATATCAGGTGTCATGCTTGGAAATTGCTTTTTTAATTCAACTAAAGGAACATTTTTAACTTCACCAACGTAGTACAAGTCTTCAAAATTAGGATCATTGCTATATGAGTGTACTATATTGGCTGGATCAACATATTCAACATTTATACCTTCAGCATTATTCCATGAAGTTTTTACACATGATATACCTAAAACAGTTAAATCATAGTTTAATCTTTTTCTAATTAAATGATATTTGTTTTTATCTAAAACTTGGTTTATTAATTCCTCTTCTGCAACTTCTATAGCTTGTTTGTAGTTTAACTGCATGTGAGCTGGTAGATCATCTAAGTTTTCAGGAGTGTTTGGGTCTTGAGACATAGTTAAATCCATTTGAGGAAATTGCTGTAATACAAGATCATTAAATGCTTTTGTCTCTATATCAACTATTATTTTTTGAGCATAAGCTGTTCTTTTTTTCAATGAAGTAGGGTCTTGTGCCATGGTCTTTACTTCATAACTTCTCTGAGACATTCCATTAACAACTATATCTACAAATTTTGGTATTATAGGAACTGGCTTCCAGTCTAAATTAAGATATGACAAATCTCCATTTATAGATAATTCATCTTTATATTTTTGAACTGGTTGTTCACCTCTAGCATACAACCTTAAACTGTGGTAATTATTATAATTGGTTGTATATCTATATCCAGCTCCTTGAGAATTTCTAAACCATTCACCTTCTATTGCTCTTGCAACTTTTAAACCATACTCGTAAGTAGCTTTTTCAGCTGCAGGCACAACCTGATCCGGAAATGTACTATATGTTGTTGTTGCTTGCATCTATTTTATAATTTTTGATATTGATCCAGTATTATCATAAGTTTTTATACCAAGATTTAATTTTTTAGTCATAACATTAGGAATTGGTTTATATAAGTTTTTGTTACAAGCCATTATAGCTAAGCCAGAGCTTATAGTAGCATCGTGCTTTGTCCTGTTATTTATGTTGAAAACTGCCCAGTCCTCTAAAGTGTTTTGGTGATACATATCCCCATAATTATTATCTTTTAATCCTACAAAATTCTCTATATAGGTCTCAATAGCTGAAGCGTGAGCCTGCTTTATATCTTCACTAGAATTAGGTATTCCTCCTATTTCTCTTTCTGTAACAGATAATTTGTTTATTAATTTATCAGGCCTATTCATTGAAAAACCTCTATAACCTCTGCGTTTAAAGTAATACAACAATCTTGGTTTATTATTTTCACAAAGTAATGGCATTCCATAAAATACGCAAGCCATTAGTACATCTTCAAAAAATATTTCTGCTGTTTGAGGCCTAGCTACATATTCTAAGAAAAAATGGTTGGGTGGTGCATTTTCCATAGAAAACTTTGTTAATCCATGAAGTGCTCCATTAGAGCCTTTACCATCAACTGTTCCTGATATATCATAGCTATCACAACCAAAAGCTCCCATGTGTTCATTTCCTGGATATTTAATGCTGTTTTTAATAAAAACTCTATTTTGTAATTCCAAAGGTGGAACCCAACTTATATTAAATCTACCAGCTTTATTAGGATAAAATATTACATTTGTATCTTTAATTCCATTTTCCCATTGAAAACTTCCTTTAGTAACATTTAAGTTATTATTTATTGAATCATTATGATCTACTTGTTGATATATTTTTGTTAAGTTAAATAAACTACGCTTTGCTTCATCTCTAAAAGCATGTTGTTCTGTTCTTGGAAACTGTCTGTAGTATTCGTTTAAACTATCTTGATCAGACTTTAATCCTTCAACTTCATTTTCCCAGTGTTCAATAACGCCTGTTGTAATGTCGTAACCGTCAACTCCTTTGATTGTATCTTTTTCTTTAATGAAAACAGGTGATCCGTAAGAATCCATGAATCCTTCGTAGTTCCACTCCATAGGGACGAACAAAGAATAGAGTCCAGAAGAAGTTTGTCCATTACGATTTCTTTTCGTAGCGTCTGAATTATAGTATAGTTTTTTGAAGTTGCTTCCACCTTTGTCTAACGCATTTGAAGTTGAGCCCATCATACATTTACCTACGATTCTTGATCCTAGCCTTAATGTAGTTTTTGTAACTCTCCAGTTATTTAATATATTGTCAGGTCTTTCCCATTTCCCGCTTTCGTCGTGTGCTAATATTTTTAATTTCTCACCATCGTAAGAGTTGTCACCAGTGTTTTTCCAGTCAATAGTTGTATCAAGTCCATCAAGTTCTTTTAATTGCTCATTACTCTCAAGCTTTCTTCTAGTAAATTTTGAAGCTGGAACTCTATACGCCAGTTCTGTTTTAGGACGATCCATACCATCTTGGATCGGCTTGAAGAAAAACGGATAGTTAACGGATATTGGCACGACTTTATCTGTGAACATTTTTTTAGCATCTGATCCAGATTTAGATAATATACCGAATCTGGC